CAAGCGCAAGCGTAACGCACGATGGCAAGGCAAGGCAAGGCAAGGCAAGGCAAGGCAAAGCCTCTTTGAGGCGTCTAAGTGTTATTACAATCACGAGCCAAAGCCGCACAAGCGCAGATTAAGGCAAGTAAGGGTTTGACAGCCGCACAAGCGCTTAACGGCGGGCGGGGCGGTCGGACACAATACAGTAAGCATATCAGGACGGACGACAACCAACGCACCCCATGCGGGCAGGAGAAACTATGCTAGAGATACACATAGACAAGCCCAACCCCAAGCAGGATGAGTTTTTGAGGGCATCTACACGGTATATAGCATACGGAGGCGCAAGAGGCGGCGGTAAAAGCTGGGCGGTAAGGGTTAAGGCGATATTTTTAGCCTCAAAGCATAGCGGCATAAAAATACTCTTATTAAGGCGCACATACCCGGAGCTAAGAGAAAACCACATCGTGCCATTGCAGTCTATGCTAAAGACTTATGACAAGGCAGGAGCGGCAAGGTACAAGGACACGGACAAGGTCTTTGAATTTGTAAACGGCAGCAGGCTTAAGCTGGGATACCTCGATTGCGACAACGATGTGCTGCAATATCAGGGGCAAGAGTACGACTGCATCTTTATGGATGAGGCAACGCACTTTTCGGAGTATATGTTTAATACTCTAAAAGCGTGTCTAAGAGGCGTAAATGACTTTCCGAAGCGGTTTTATTTGACTTGCAACCCCGGCGGTATCGGGCACGAGTGGGTAAAGCGGCTGTTTGTGGACAAGGTATACAGCGGAGCCGAGAGGCCCGAAGATTATACCTTTATACGGGCTAGCGTGTACGATAACAAAGCAATCATGGACAATGACCCCGAGTACGTCAGGATGCTCGAGACGCTGCCAGAGGGGCTTAAAAAGGCTTGGTTATACGGCGACTGGGATGTGTTTGAGGGCCAGTACTTTAGCGAGTGGCGATATGACATACATACTTGTGAGCCCTTTGAGATACCCGAGCATTGGCGGCGGTACACGGCAATGGACTACGGGCTGGACATGCTAGCACACTACCATATAGCCGTTGACGAGCATAACAACGCCTATGTTTATAAAGAGATATACGAGAGTGGTTTGATAGTGTCGGATGCGGTCAAACGCATTAAAGAGATAGAGAGCAACGAGGATACAAGATACCTAACAAGGCTAGCACCACCCGACCTCTGGAACACGCAGTCAAGCACAGGCAAGAGTACCGCAATACTCTTTGATGAGGCGGGGCTATCGCTTATAAAGAGCAACAACGACCGCATAGCTGGGTGGATGGCGATACACGAGCTGCTAAAGGTGGTAACAGGAACAGACGGACAGCCTACTGCACGGTTGAAAATATTCCGAAACTGTTTCAACCTTATACGCACGCTACCACTATTGCAGTATGACGACAAGAAGCCTAATGATGTAGCAAGAGAGCCGCACGAGATAACACACGCACCGGATGCGCTAAGATATTTCGCAATCTATTGGACAGTTCCGGCTTCGGCGCCTAAATCAATAGATAGCGATATAATACAGACAAACTTCAATATCAAACGCCAGAAAGGCGAGGGAGGATACATTTATTGGTGATATTACGCCGAAAGAAATACGAAGAGCTAATAAATCGATTGAAAGCGCAGGAAGCGAGGATAGACAGCCTTCAAGCTGATATCAAGCGGCTTGAACGCAGGCAAAAGAATGACGACGAGAAGCCGATAACGCCAGCACAAGTGCTAGACGAATGGCTAAACGGGAAGAGAGATAACAAATGAACAAAGACCAAGTAACCGAAATTTGGCAAGAATGGGACAATGTTCGGGCGTACCAAGCTCAAATAGGACTGCTTGAGCGCCTGAATCAAAATGTCAATTTCTTCGAGGGCAGACAATGGCCGCCGGCGACGGAGAAAACTAAAACGCTCCCCCGCCCTGTTTTCAATATTGTCAAAATGATATGTCGCAATAAGGTTGCAAACATTTTGGCAAAGCCTGTAAGGATAACATATAAGGCATACGACAATCAAGAGGGTGCGGAGAAATTTACGAGATTTGCCGAGTTTATCAGCAAAGAGCTTAAGCAAGACGAGGTAGACGGCGAGGCTATAAGAGACGGCTCAGTAAAAGGCTGCTATATTTACCACTACTATTGGGACGCCGAAGCAAAAGGCAAAAAAGGACGCAAAGAAGGCGCTTTTAGGGTTGAGCTGATTGACCCGCTTAATTTTGGCGTACATAACCCAAGAGAACTTGATGTCCAAAAGCAGAAATGGGTGATAATCGCCTCCCGCGAAGAGGTCGAAGCCGTCAAAGCTATGGCGGACAAGACTGTTGATAAGGACTTGATTAAACCCGACGACAACGATTTTCATTATGACAATGATAAAGAACAAGAAAATAGCAACCTCTGCACGGTGCTAACGAAATATTTTAGGCAGAATGGAGAGGTTTTCTTTACCAAGTCGGTAAAGGGCGTAGTAATTAATAAGCCTAAACCGTTAACGCCTAATATTAAAGCAGCTCAGCAACAGCTTGGGCTTGATGTTGATAATGACGGCGTTGACGCAGCATTCAGCAAACTCCCCGAGTCGGAATATAAAGAGCCCGGCAGCGAGGCAACGGAAGCCGAGTATAAGGCGCATCTCTATCCTGTTGTGCTTGGTAACTACGAGCGTATGGAGAATTGCATTTACGGACTTTCTGAAGTCGATGGCTTAATACCTAACCAAAAGGCAATCAACTTCTCTATCGCCATGAAGCTTCTGCTTGAGCAAAATATGGCGTGGGGTAAGTTTATAGCGAAAGACGACGCGCTCCGAGACCAAGAAGTCACGAACGAACCGGGACAAGTTTTGATAGATTATTCAAAACAAGTCAGCCAAGGCTTTTATTATTTGCCAACGCCTCCTATCTCTTCGGCGCAGTTGTCCATTAGCGAAACAATCATATCTCTTACCCGCAGTTTGAGTGGCGCAACCGAGGTTATGCACGGAGAACTTCCAAGCGCTAACCTTAGCGGCGCTGCAATAGCGCAATTACAGAGCCAAGCCCAAATGCCTGTTGAGGAGTTAAGAAAGCGTTTTTGGCGTGTTAAAGAACAGCAAGGACGCATTTATGAGCAGTTTTTCAAGCTCTTTTATGACGACGCTGAGTATGTATACCAGAACGAGAACGACGAAGAAGTTGTCGAAAAATTCGACGGCACAATGTACAAAGACACTCAGTTCTCGGTTGTGGTAGAGGCAGTTGGCGGTACGAGAGCTAGCTCCGCAACCGATATACAAGTGCTAACCGATTTAGCCGCTCAAAAGATTATATCCCCTCTGGCGTTTGTATCAACTCTGCCTGACGACTTTATTAGCAACAAGAGCGAGCTTATAAAGATTGTTAAGGAAGAACAGAATAACGAAAAGAACGCTCTTATGCAAGCTATACAACAAGCAACTGCGCAACTTAAACAAGACGCTGAAATTATCAAGCAACAGCAATCCATAGTTGATAAAGCCCAAGCAATTATAAATGAAAACAGGCAGCTTAAAGCCCTTTTGCTAGAGCTCGCACAACCGAATGCTCAAACTGGCACAGTTATACCAATGAATGCTCAGCAAGACATCCCTATTATGGGAGGAGATATTGCGCAAGGCACGGCGTACAGTCCAAATTCGCAAGGCACGGCGTACAGTCCAAATTCGCAAGGCACGGCGTACAGTCCAATCGCACCGAACGCGAACAATGGGAGTGAACAATGGAAGATGTAATCAACAAAGACGATTTTGAAGTCGAGTATCCGGAACTTGACGAAAGCGGAATCATTGATGATGAAGACCAAGAGGTCGAGGTAAACGAAGACAACGAGGCAGAGCCCGAAGCTAAAGAAGAAGCGGAGGGCGAAGCCGAACAGGAATCCGAGGGCGAACAAAAGCAAGAAGTCCCAACGGAAGAACAAAAAGAAGAAAAGAAGCGCCAATCTCCAGAGGAAAACAGGCAATGGAGAGAAAGACGCCTTAAATGGGAAGCCCGTGAAAAGAAGCTGAAAGAAGAAACAGAGAAGCTCGACGGGATTATGAAACCCTACGGTGCTAAATCATACGACGAGTTTATGTCGATGTCCGAAGTAAAGCTTGATGAAGCTACCATTCGGCGCTTAAGAGAGGAAGCACTAGATAAGGGAATCGACGAGGACTTCTATATCGAGAACTTTAAGGTAAAGCAAGAGCTAAAGCTTTTCAAAGCTCAGGCGGAAGCGAGGGCAGTCGAGAGCGCAAGAAAAGCCGCCCAAGAAGCGAGGATTCAGGAAGATATCACGGACTTCCAAAGGCTATATCCTGAGGTAAGCGTTGCTGAACTTATGCAAAATCCTGATTTTCAGGAAATAAACGAAGGCGTTTTAGGAACAAAGCCGCTTGTAGAATGCTATGAGCGATACCTAAAGTATCAAGGTCGAATAGCTGAAGCGGCAAAGGACAAAGCCGCAAGATTGCTAGCAAAGCAAATGGCGTCGACGGGTTCGCTCAAAGGGACTTCCGCACAATCGGATTCCTACTACACACTTGAACAGCTGAAGAAAATGACTCCCGAACAGCTGGAAGCAAACTGGGAGAAAGTCGAAAAATCATACGCAAAAATATTCAAACAATAAAGGAGAGATATTATGGCATACGAGAAATTCATTGAAACTGTCGAATCCAAGTTGATGCTTAAAGAAAGAGACAAATATCTTGTATTCGGCGACCACTGCACACGCAGATATGAAGGAGAAGTCAAGAAAAGAGGAGACCAAATAATCATTCCCGGGTTGGGCGCGCCAACCGTGTACCAACTTCAGAAAGATGGCACCTACACCGCTAATCAGGTTGGTGCAGGGAGCATTGCCGGTAAAGGCAAAGATGTAATTCACAAAGGCATTCCCGACCCCGAGGAAATTCCCAACAGTGAAGTAAGGCTGCAAGTAAACCAAATGGCAGTGTTTAACTTCATGGTTGGCGACATCGATAAGGAACTTACTTCAAAATACGGGCTTATGGGTGCCTATCGCAAGAAGGTAGGTAAACTAATTGCCGAGCAGCAAGACCAGTACATAGCCAAGTCTATCGTGAACTTCGCCGATAGCGAGAACAACGCCACAGACACCTACACCAAAGGTACCGGCGCTTATCTCACCGCCAAATCGACCAACACAGTGACAAGCACGACATACTGTAACATTTTGGACTTCATCGACGAGCAAATCGAAGGGTTCAACAATGTCAATATCGGTGACGACATTGAAATAGTCGGCGAGTGTACGCCTAAGTTCTGGCGTTACCTCAAAAAGGCTCTGCGCGAAATCGACACCAATAACAGCAAACTCATAAGAGGCAGAGAGGTTACGATGTACAACGGCATTCCCTTCTTCAAGACGGTACATGCCAAAGTCGATAACAACGAATACCTCATTATCCGCACCACTGACAGCGTTGCATTTTTCGACCCGTTAATGCACATCGAGCCGTACAGAGTCGAAAAAGGCTTCTCCGACTGTCTTAAAGGCTTCAACCTTTACGATTGCGGTATAGTAGAGCCTAAGGCTATCAAGTGGTCGAAAATACTTGGCTATCAAGCGTAAAAATAAAAACAGGAGGAAAACAACATGACAGATATTAAAATTTCAGCCGGCTCCGGGCTAAACGAGCTTAACAGAATGAACAGCGTCAGTCTCATCAGCTGGAAGCCACTTATCCAGCTTAACCATACCACTGACGCCGATGTTTATGTCGCAACATCCGGCACCCATGGGCTTGCCCTTCCCATAAACGAAAAAGACAGTAAGTATGTCTTGCTTATAAGAAATGTCGGCACTTCGGAAAACAAGACTGTTTATATCAAGGCGGGCGACGCGGAATACTACGGCGCTCAGAACGCCCTAACTATTACCGCGAATAAAGCTACCGCCAAAACCGAAAATTCCCAGACAGAGTATACTATATATGCGATATGCTTGGACTCGGCAAGGTATATGCAAATGTCGGGCCCAAGAAAGGGCTGCATTGTTGTTTTAAGCAAAAGCACCGATGTAGAAGTTGCTCTCATTCGGCTGCCCTAATTTGGTAGTATGACACCACAATGGGAGGAAAGCCCTCCCACATCGGGCTATGAGTATAATTGCCGTGCAACTCGGCAAAGCCCGAGGACTTGTATGAGGTAACAAATGAATCTCGGCGAAGCAAAGAAAAGAGTGGCAATGTTGGCAAATTACTACTCCGAACTCGGAGATGTAATATCGTCTAACGATGTAAGGGTCAAGGACTTCTATATGAAGCTTCCTGCCATTTTTGATATGGCTCAAAAGCAGATAGCAACAACAGCTTACATAC